TTGGCATCCTCATACAGCGCATCGCCGACCTTGACCTGCTTCACGTCCCACAGCGTGGCCAGCATGTCCAGGGTCAGCGAATCGCGCCCGGTGTACTTGATGCGGTCGATAATGCTGGGGTGAGTTTTCAGCGCTGCCCAGACTTTCGGGCCGAGCACCACAGTGTTCGGGCGTTTACCGATGGCGGCGCGCACTGCTTCGATGGCGGTCTGAATATCCTTGCTCGGGTTGCTGACGCCGGAAGTCTGGTCACTCCACTGGCTGGAGCCGGACAAGGTGACCTTGTTGGCAGCCGGATAGCTGGCTGCGGTGGTGGCGATGGTGGCAGCCATCACCTCGTTGCCGAGCTGGATTGCGTTCTGGGTTTTCAGGACGGCGATGCGGCCCATGTCGATGCTGGGCACCGCGTTGGCTTCCTGCATCATCTCGAACGGCACTTGGCCTTCCAGGCTGTAATCCTGGAGCGCAAAGGGATTGCCCAGGTAGCCGTACTGGACGCGTTTGGTCGATGCGCCGGGCGAGCGGCCGGCGCTATACAAGCGGAAATCCTCGCGGCCGAAGCTGATGATCTTGCCGCCGCGCTGATCCACCGGCACCACCGGGAACAGGCTGGTGAAAATCAGGTCGTTGTTTTGATAGCCCTGGGCGACGCTGGTCAGGATCGGGTCGATTACACGCGATTGCGCGCTGGTCATCTGAGTCATACCGAGCAAGCCGGCAAACACCAGATCCTGCGACTGGACGATGCCAGAGAAACTGGCGATCGCCAGGACGATCGCCAACACGATCATGGGGTTGCTTTTCAGATAGTTCATGAACTTCTCCAGGTTATCGGGGTATGGGGTTAAGCGACGTTGGGGATCAACAACACTTCGATCATCTGGCCGGCCGCGCCGGCGGCTTCCAGCGCCAGGCCGACTTTTGCGCCGGATGCCCAAGTGATGCCGCGTCCGGACGCATCGACGCCGATGGTGGCGCCGGCCGATACCGCCGCGCCGGCCTCGACGATGGCGGTGCCGGCCACATCGACGGTGACCTTGTCGCCGGAGACGCCGGCAGAGCGCGCTACGCCCAGCGTATTGGTGCCCGCACCGGCCTGCGCGCCAGCCGGGGTGACAAAGCGATTGACGGCGACCGTACCGGTTAGCACAGCGGTCAGCGCCAGAATGGGGATGTTGTTGTAGGACATGGATCAGGCTCCTTGGGAAACCGCTTTGATGGCGGCGATGTAATCGGTGGCGGGATGGGCGGCCTGGTAGGCCAGAGCGCGGTTGTGGGTGGCCAGGGCAACGGCATCCACGGCATAGCGATCAGGCGCCGAGAATTCCACCCCGCCGGAGAGATCCATATCGCCACCGCCGACTTCTTTGAATTCCACCCGCTTGGGCAAGTTTTCCAGCAGCGCCTTGAACTTGGCCAGCGGCGCTTCGGTGGTTTTTCCGTCGCCCTCGCCGAACTCGACCGGGGCCGATGTGGCGGCCAGGTCGTACAGCGCCAGCACGGTGTCCTTCTCGACGGGCAGCAGCCTGCCGGCCTGGATCAGGCCTTCGCAGAACTGCACGGCTTCAGTGCGGCGGGTGGCGGCGACGGCGGCTTTATCGCGCGCCTCCGCCGCCGCCAACTTGGTTTTCAATGCGGCGTTCTCCGTTTCGAGGGCGGTTTTTTCTTCAAGGGTCACAGGGGTCTCCTGGTGGTGGGACGGCTCGGAAAATTGGGGGACAAGGGGATCTGTCTCGGCCTGGTCTTTGCGCAGCTCTTCTTGCGCGCCGCTCTCCAGGTCGGATACGTCCCAGGACGGGACGACCTTGTCGGCGGTGTCCTGGCCGAACTGGCCGATGAACCACTCGCGCAGACGGCGCCACAGGCCGGCGTTGATGACGTCGTCGTACTCGGAAAATTCGATTTCAACCGGCTCGCCGCCTTCGCGGAACTGAACGGGATTCAAACCCTTGATAGATGGCGGCGTGGCGCCCAGGAAACCGATGTGGCGGGGATACCAGACGCCGGGCACCGGGTTGGCGGCATCGCCGGGGCGATACCAGGCCACAGAAATTTTCTTGAACGCGCCGGACTGGACCATTTCGGCGAACTGCGGATTGACCTGGCCAGGCGCGACATGCAGCCCGGTGGAATCGGCCGTCATCCCTTCGGCCCAGCCGAAAGCCGGGTCATCCGTCTTCGGGTGGCCGATGACCAGCGGCGCTTCGTGGATTGCCCGGTTATAGGCGGCGGCCGTCGCGGCCAGATCAGCCTGACTGAACTCGATGGTCTCCCCGGCGGCGGTGAGGTGCTTGCCGGCGCGGAAGACGTGAATGGGGGGAGTGGGCTTGTCCATGGCGCCCATCTTCGTGAGCGCCGACCGGGTCGTTAAGGCGGAAAGGGTTCCGCTGGGGCCGATTTCGCCTTTTCAGACTACGCCGCTGAGCGGCAGGGGGCAAGATTGCAATTTCATGGGTACGTGCTGGACGGCAATGCCCCGTGCATAGCGTTAACCCCGCGTTAAATTCTTAGATCACCCCTTGGCCTATACCACCCTAGCCAAAAACGATTTGCGTGCGCTGTAGGGCCTTATTTCGCGAGTGCGCTACAACTGCGCCAAATAGGCACTCACAATTGAGATCACCGCCTGCGTATCGTCTGCACTCAGGCCCAGGAACGGCCGCGCCGGGATATCGCCCCAGGGGGCTTTGCCGAACTGATGCCGGCGGGCGCCGAACTGCTGCACGGCGGCGTAGATCATCGGGCTGCCGATCTCGACGCCGTTGTCGATCACCCGGTAGTTGATCGTGGTGGAGAGCGACTTGCTTTCGCCGATCAGCGGCTTCTTTCCCATCATCGCCTCTGCGCCCTTGGCGCCCAGACGGCCGTCCTGGCGGAAATACCCTTTCTTGTTGCCGACACGCTGGCCTTTGTGATTCCACACGCCCGAGCGGCTGCCCAGGTAGGCCAGCAGCGTCGAGGGCCGGTTCGGCGCCCAGGGTGCGCCGTTCGGCGCGGTGCTGGTGGCGAAGCGGCGCTTGGTGGTCTCGGTCAGATGTTCGCCGATGTCATGCCAGGCCGGCTTCAGATTGCCGGCACGCTCAGCCAGGCGATTGAGCGCGGCGGTGATCTGGGCGTCGTCGACGGTGATGGCGATCATGGCTTGATGCGCTGGATATCCGCGCGCAAGGCCTGGGCCAGCGGCGCGGGCAGTGTCTCGGCCTTCGCCGCCATGGTCCGCACCGTGTTGGCCACCGTGGCGCCAGGCGAGTAGCCCCAGCCCTTGTCGATGCCCACCGGCTCGCCGGTCTTGGGGTCGATCTGGTTCCAGTTGTCCGGGCGCGGTGAACCCCACTTTCCGCCTAGGCGCTGGGCGGCCGCCTCGTCGCGGATGCCCACCACGGTGCAGTGGCAGCCCCAGGCGTTGACCGGGGTGTGCGCCGCCCAGAAGGCATCGTCCACCGGCAGTACCAGGCCGTCCCAGCCCACGTGCAGGGGCCGTGGATGCCGGGCGTCGTGGTGCTGGTACATCATGTGCGTGTAGCCGCCGTCCTGGATCTGCGCCAGGCGGCCGGCGGCGTAGCTGGTGCTGATGTTGGTCTGGTAAATCACCCGGCTGCGCCAGTTGCGCTCGCCCCGGTAGTTCCAGCCGGCGCGGTCGATGGCTGCGTCGAAATCCTTGCGGAATGCCGCCAGGCCCACGCCCGCGCCGATGGCGCGATCGACCGCCGCCGCCAGGTCTGCCAGTAGGTCCGCCTTCTGGGCGCCCGCGACCATGAAGCCGGTGTCGTGCGCGGCCTTCCACACGTCCGTCCATTTCTCGGTGGGAATCAGGTTGCCGAGCTTCTGGCGAAAAAACGCCACCTGCTCGGCGAAGGGTTGGCGGAATACCGTCTGGATCGTGGGATCAGCCATCGGCTTCGGTATGGGCATCGAGGCGGCCAACCAGGTCGGCGACGCTGAAGCCCAGGGCCATCACACGGGCCAGTTCGGCGCTGTCGAGGCTGCCATAAGCGGCCAGGAGATCGTCGCGCAGGCCTTCCATGCTGGTGGCATTGGCGACGATGGCGCGCACCTGGTCGAGCATCTTGGCCCAGGCTGGCCCACCCTGCTCGCTCAGTGCCTCGGTGAGGGTGTCGATGGGGGTGGGGTCGGTGGCGTCGGCCTCGGAGAATTCTGTAGCGCCGGCGGGGGCGCCGGCGTCTTTGGCTGGCCGGCGGGCCGCCGGCGCTACGGCCTCCCATTCCCCACCATAGGTCTCGGTGATCGCCGCCAGGGTGGGCCGGTACCCGAGCGCGAAAATGTTCTTGTCCCGCTCACTGCGCGCCTTCAGGTCTTCCGCCTTCTTCACCTGGCGCCAGATCTTCGGCGGACGGGCGCCGGGGACGTTGTAGGCGGTGAGCCAGGCCGACAGCGTGCCATTGAGCGTGGCGCTGAGCAGGTCGGCGTCCGCCTGCACCAGCTCCAGGCGCACTTCCTCCCGCTCGTTGGCCGCCGCCGCCAGGGCGCCACCGCCGCCCCGGGTGCTGGGGCTTTCGCCCAGCACCGCCATGGTGATTTGTTCGTCCATGTAGCGGGCGAAATTCTCGTAGCCGGCAGTGCCACCTCGGGTGGCTTCTAAAAGCGAGATTTCCATGCCTTCCGGCACCACCACGCCGGCATCCTGGGCGATGGCGCCGAGCGCATCGAGCAGCTTCTCCTGGTCGGACGGGCTGGCGCCGTTGGGATATTTTCCCACGCCGGTCGGGCTGCCGAATTTATCCAAAAACGTCAACCAGAAGCCCAGCCCCTGGCGCTTGAACATCGACGGCCAGAACAGACGCGATCCCAGTCCTAGGCCGAAGGGCGAACCGTCCTTGGCGCCGTAGCTGTGCACCAGGAACTTGCGCGGCGGGATCTCGTCGCCGGGAATGAAGTTCCCCCAGGTTTTCAGGCGCAGTTTGTAGTCGATGTCGAAGTTGAAGCGGCGCTGGTCGCGCGGGCGCACCTCGCGCACCACGATCTCGCCGCCATCCACATCCCACATCACCTCGCCGACGGCAAACCCCTTGAGAACGGCGTCGAGCAGGTTGTAGCAGACCAGGTCGAAATTACTGGCCACCACGATCTGCTCGCCCGGATCGGCCGCCGATGGCACGCCGATGGCGGAGAGCTGCGCCCGCACCATGTCGGCCGCCTTCACGTCCAGGGCGTCCTCCGAGGCTGGGTCCACCTGCCAGGGGCGGCCGATCACCGCCAGCTTGCGCTTCTGCAACACGCCGTAGGCATGGCAGTCGCGCTCGATGTCATCGTAAATTTTGTAGTTCTGGCCATTGCCCCGCGTGGCCAGGGTGTCGTCGTGCGGGTAGAGGATGCCGCCGAATGGCCGCGAGGTCACATCCTTCTGGACGGTGGCGATCTCGTTGCGCGATTCGGGGGCAAGCTTGGTGGGGATGTGATCGGCCATGTCAGTAGGCGCCCATATAGTCATTCATGCGGGCCGACTCGCGGCGGCGGCCCAGGGATTTGAATTCCATGGCGCCGGCGCTGGACACCGCCGCCATCCACAGCATCTGCAGCGCATCCGGGCCATCGTCGTGGTCGGCTTTGGGGAAGTGGCGGAGCTGGTCGATCAGCGTGACCTGGCTGGCGTGCAGGCGGATCAGGCCGTTGACCATGTGCGGTTGCAGGCTCTCGATGCGCAGCAGCTTGTCGGCATGCGGCGTGACGGCGCGGGCCGGTACCGGGATGCCGCGCGCGGCGGATCGCTTGACCAGCTCGGTGCGCAAGAACTCTTGGAACTGCACCGTCTCGATGATCCACAGCAGGCAGTGGTATTCCGCTTGCAGGCTGATCACGTCTTCGATGATGCGGTCCGGCAGGCGCTTTTTGATCAGCGCCTCCACCACGTCCAGGATGCCAGTGACGCGGTTGAAGCCGCCCACCAGCAGAGCGGACGGGTCGCGGCTGGCGCCGGCCTTTCCTAGCGATGGGTCGCAGGCGCCATAGAACACCCATTCCGCCAGGCGGTTAACCCAGAACTGAATCGCCTTGGCGAACGGCGCGTCGTCGTCGGAGAGTGGGTCGTTTTGCAGCTCGGAATCGAAGCTGGCGTGGCCGTCCCGGGCGCGGATTTTCATCAGGTCGTAGAGCGGCCGGCCGGCGGGCCAGCTCACCTCGGCGCCGGCTTCCATCTCCAGCGCGTGTAGCTCGTAATAGGCGCGCGCCATTTCCTCGCCCAGGGAGTGGATCAGGTTTTCCCACTCGTCCCAGCGCTGCATGTTGTCCGGCCAGCGGATCACGGCCTTGAACTTGATCGATCGCCACATCGGGTTCTTTTGCAGCCTGGCCAGCACCGAGTCGTAGTGCAGGATGGTGCCGATGACGATGGCGTCAAATTTCTCCCCAGCCCCGCCCAGCTTTAACACGGCCTTGGTCAGCCAGGACTGCATCTTGTCGCGCTGTTCCGGGCTTTTGACGTTCTCGTCATTTTCCAGATCGTCGCCGATGAACAGGTCGGGCCGGTGCGGGCCGTGGCGACGGCCGCGAATGCGCTTGCCGCTGCCGACAGCCTCGATCTTGCGGTCGTTGCGGGTGACGATGACGCCGGCCTGCCAGACGCGGCCCTGGCCGGTGGCCTCGGGGAAGTCCAGCAGCAGGCGCGGGTTGGACTCCAACTCCGCCTTGATCGCCTCCAGCATGATCGCCGCCTGGTCGAAGGCGTCCATGCCGATCATCGGATACCACTTGCGTTCGGTCACCACGCACCAGATCACGAAGATCTGCGAGGTGATGGTGGATTTGGCCTCGCCCCGTGGCGCGGCGATGGCGTCGGTCTCGGATTGCGCGCTGTCGGCGATCTCCGGCAGGCGCTTGTACAGGTAGTCGTGCAGCCGGCTGTTGGCCTTCTTCACGTAGTGCGGGAAGTAGGTGCGGGCGAAGAATTCGAGGTCGTTCCAGGCCCGTTCCCGCCGCGCCTGTAGGGCGGCCGGATCGGGGTCGAAGCCGTCGACCTCCGCCTCGATCTGGCGGCGGAATTCAGCGGCATACTTGCCGATGTCGGCGAGGAAGGCGCGGCGGGAGGTGGTCACCGAAACCTCACGTAGATGCCCATTCCTTCACGTGCCACCCGCTCCAGGGCGGCGTCGCAGGCTGGCCCCCAAGCGAGAAGCACACTCCCGGCGCCGGCGCCGGAATTACCGATTCCATCCCCGTCGATGAATTTGATTCGCCCCGCCACAAACAGGGCGCTGTCGGCGGTACGGGCGCAAGCCTGGAACCAAGCCGTGTCGGTACGCGCAAACACCAGAGCCACGCCGTCGCCGTGTTTGCTCATGAGATCCATCCACTGCTTCACATCCTTGCCATACGGGGGATTAAGCCAGACGCGGCCGTGCCAAGATTGGGATAGCCCATCGTCCGCTCGCGTGTAGACATGCCGTGCGGGTAGGTAATCGCGGCGCGGTACCGGGTGGCAGGGGTCTAAATCGAAGTCCAGCGCGAGGCGCTGAAACACCCACTCAGGTGTGTACCACTCCACCGACCTGGCGCGTTGCGAATGATGGCCTTGCATGCCCTTAGCCATTCGCCAACTCCGCCGCGAACGGCTCCAGCACCTCGGAAAACGCATTCAGATGGCGCGGGTGTTTGGACCGGATGAACTCGCCCAGGCGCTTGATGGTGTCCAGGCGGATCGCCATCGCGTCGGTTTCCGGCATCAGACGGCGCGAGGCCGCCATCAGCTTGTTGTAGGCATCAGCCAGGCTGGCCAGCATCTGCACCTTGGTCGCCGGGTCCATGTCGGTCGACTGCTGGATGGCGTCCACCGTGGCCTGCACTTGCTGCACCACCACGGCCAGGGTTTGCCGCACCACGTCCTCGATACCGCCACCGGCGATCATCTGGGCGGAGCGGGCGCGCTCCCAATCGTCACCCGCCGCGCGGGCTTCGCGTATCCAGCGCCGCGCGGTGGCCACCGGCACGCCGACCTTGACCGCCGCGACTTCGAGGCCGAGCTGGTCAAACACGAAGGCCGCGCGGACGGCGCGGCGGGTGTCTTCGCCGTGGGCCATGCCCTGTTACTCGGCCTTGCTGAAGTCGAGGTAGTACTTTTCCCCGACCTTGAACGCACCGAACAGCGCCGGGTTGGCGATGGTGATTGAAAAACTCGCGCTAGGGCTGAACTTGGCGAACGTGTTGTCTTCGTCGAGGCCGTCTTCCGGGTACTTCGAAGCGCAAACCGCCTGCATCGTCAGGGTCTCCTGGGATTTCGTCGGCTTCCCGTCTTCCCCTTTCGCGCCATAGAAATGTTCCGCCACAAATCCAACTTGCATCTTGGCTCGCATCACGTTCATGTTTGCTCCTTCAGGTTGTCTTGCCGGCCTTCGCCGGCGGGGTGGGTTCGGCTTGCACCTTGATGGTCTGATTGATGTTGATCGTCATGTGGCGCAAGGCGGACGCCACATCGCCGAGACCCAGCACGATGGCGAAGCCGAGAACGATTGCCGGTCCGTAGCCCATCATGCCTCTCCCGGTTCCGGCCGCTTCACCCCCGGCACTTGCGCCCGGCCCAGCACCACGTCGGCGCCGCGATCCGTGAGGGTGGCCACGTCGCCCGACCAGGTGGCCAGGCCTTGCTCGGCCAGCCAGGCGCAGTCGGTGGCCAGGCGGTCCAGGCTGGTCTGGTAGCCGACCAGGCTGAGCTGCTCGCGCAGGGCGCGGGCGGGCATCATGTAGGCGGGGGCGACCATCAGCGCGGCCAGGATGGCGCGGCGACGGTCGAGTTCGGCCATGCGTTCGGCGGTGGTCATTGCATACCTCGTTCGGCGATGCGGGAGAGGATCAAGCGCAGGTTTTCATTGATGCCCTTCATCTCGCCGGACATCTGGCTGACCGCCTGCGCGGTGGTGTTGACCTTGTCGTACAACTTGCTGAGGTCGTTGTGGGTGGGCGCCCGTTCGATCATCCCGGTCAAACGCGCAATCACCCTATCTTGCTCATCCAGGCGCGCGTCGAACTTGCTTTCGACCGATTCGAATTTGCTGTCGATCTGCTGGTTGCGGTCGCCGTAGCGGACGTATAGCCAAACCCCAGCCGTGGCCAGGGCATTCAACAACTGCACCACAAAAGCCGCCCATTTCAACGCCTCTATGGAATCCATTACGTTCCCTCTTTTATGTGGCCAGTCGCCCGGCCGGTTTTACATTCCTGCTCAACGCCGTGGCGGTTGACCAGGACGGTGTGGATGCCGAGTTGTTGCAGCTCGCCGGCCAGGGCGCGCACGGTGGCGGTGTCCAGGTCGCCGTGCGCGGCAAAGGCGCGGGCGCGGCCGTCGCCAAGCATGAACACGCTCAGCACCAGGTCGTAGGCGCGCTTGTTGGCGTAGCCCTCGGGATCGTTGGCGTAGCCGCGCACCACGTACATCACGGGTTCGAGGTGAAGGTTCATCGGCTGGCCATCGCAAAGCCGCGTGCGCGGCGCTCGTTAAGCTCGGCACAGTGGATGCAAAGCTTTACGCCAGGCAGCGCGCGGCGGCGCTCTTCGGCAATCTCGTCGCCGCACTGGTCGCAGTTGAGCAGGCTGTCGCCGTGCGGCACACGGCTGCGCACGGCATCCAGGCAGGCCTCGCGGTCCAGCTCCTCACGGAGGGTCGCTTGATCCCAGATGTCCGTCACTGCCAGCCCCAATGTGGCTTGGGTTCAGCGCCCACTCGCCCAGGCTCTGAAACCGCGCCCGCAGCGTGTGGTACAGCTTCGCCGTCGCCGAGTAGCTGGCCAGCAGGTCCGGCCCCTGCGCCGTCTCCGGCTCCGGCAACGTGGCCGGAAATTCCGTGGTCGATACCAGGTTGGGCGGCGGCAATCTCGGCGGCATCGCCTCGGGCGGCGGCGCGCCAGTCGCGCAGGCCGTCAGGATCAAGACAAGGGGCAGCATCACGATGAGTAAGCGCATAGGTGGAAACCTCGTGGTCGATGATCTGGAATTGGGTGATGACATGGACCCGACGGCCCACGTCGGCGGTGAGGACTTCGCGGTCCTGTGCGGCCAGGTCGGCTTGCTGGGCGATCAGCCGGCGCAGGCTGGCGGCCTTGACGACTTCGGCGGCCTGGCGCTCGTCGGCACGGCCATCGTGTTGGCCGAGCAGGTAAAGCCCGATGGGGATGGCGATGATGGCCAGCAAGCCGGCCAGACGCAGCCACAGGCTAGGCGGGATCATTGTTTAGCCTCCGGCGTAGTCGGAGCGCCGTAACGCATGGAGAGGAACTTGCTGGCGGTGGCAGACGCGCCCACCACGCCCAGGTAGATCAGCCAGATATCGGCCGCGATGCCGCCGTTGAACGCCTGCCAGCCGAAAGCGACGGTGCCGGTAGCATAGGCCAGGTTGGCCCACAATTTGGTGTGCGACATCTGGCCAGTGCCTGCGTCGCGGATCAGGTCGGCGAGTTTCATGCGGTGTGCTCCGGTAAGGCTTTCATGCCGCCAGCCAGCCAGTCGCTCACGTCAAAACCGGGGCAATCCTTCGCCACGCCCGGAATCTCGCGGTGGCCGCAGATGCCTGGCGTGCGCACGTAGCGCTTGCCGTCGATGACGTGCAGCGCGGGCGGTTCGAGGGGGATGTTCAGGCGCTTGGCCAGGCCGGTGACGGTGGCGGCCAGTTGCGTCCATTGCAGATCGGTGAAGCGGTCTGTGCCGACCAGGCAGATGCCCAGCGAAGGCGTATTCCAGCCCTCGACATGCGCACCGACCTCATCCTCATGCCGGCCGGTGAAAAGTGCGGCATTGCGGGCGATGACGAAGTGGTAGCCGATGGCTTCCAGCGTTGAATTCTGCCGACCGCGCCAGTAACTATCGCGGTGGAAGCCGCGCGCCTTGTGCCAGGCGTCGATTTCGTGCACCGGATCGACAAACCCCGGCGTGCCGAATTTGCTGGTAAACAGCGTGCGGTCGTTGGGCGACGCGCTGCAGTGGATCACGATTAGCTGGATATTCCGGGCCGGG